CCTGTGGACATTGATGGAATTAGAGAACCTGTTGCAGGTTCATTCATGTATGGTAACAACATCATCTCTGGTGCTGTAGTTCCATCATCCAACGCTATCGGATTACACTTCTATCCTATCTGGGAAGCAGCAACTCTTGATGAGTGGCTCTACAATGGTGGTCCTTACCAGTTGGTAATCTTCCACTTCCTCATCGGTATCTCAGCATACATGGGCAGACAGTGGGAACTTTCATACCGTTTAGGTATGCGTCCTTGGATCTGCGTTGCTTATTCAGCACCAGTTTCAGCAGCATTTGCTGTGTTCCTAGTGTATCCTTTCGGTCAGGGTTCATTCTCTGATGGAATGCCTTTAGGTATAAGTGGTACGTTCAACTTCATGTTTGTATTCCAAGCAGAACATAATATCCTCATGCACCCATTCCATATGGCAGGTGTTGCAGGTATGTTCGGTGGAGCATTGTTCTCTGCTATGCATGGTTCACTAGTTACATCTTCTTTGATCAGGGAGACAACTGGTTTGGACTCACAG